ATTAAGGAGATACAAGCATCAGGTGTTAAATCTTTGCAAGGCATTGCTGATGCTTTATCTGATAGAGAAATCAAAACTAGGTATGGCAAAGATATTTGGTACCCCTCGCAAGTAAAGAATTTATTAGAACGATGAAAAATAAATTAAGACTGCGACTTAATATGTCGCATGATTCTGTTTATATCGACTTTGATGATTTTAGATGTGTCTTTAAAGAGCATGGCATTACCTGTGTTTATTTGGTTGGTAGAGAAGAACCAATACAATGCAGAGATTCAGTTGATGAGATATCAGATCAAGTTTGGCAACACTATGAACAAAGTTAAGAGAACCTTTAGTTCTGCGGTAAGGCAACCATATCAGGATGCCATAGGTATAATATTGAAGATTATTGATTATCATAATGAACAGGCTAGGAAGGATTTTGGCAATCATCAATTCCATAGCAAACAGGCAACTGTTTTAAAATTATGGATGATTGATATGAAAGAATTTATAACTAAGCATGAAAAAAAAGAATCCCTATCAATACAAGACACCGAAGAAGAAACAGGGGGAAAAGAAGTTTTATCAAGCATTAGTAAAGATGTATAAAAAAGAGAGCAAAACAAAAATAAACTATGCTGGTAAATTAACCGAAGAAACATTAGACAGAATTAGAAAAGATTTAAAAAGGAGAAATAAATTGTGAAAACTTATATTCATGTAAATCAGCACAAGATAAGAGCAAATAAAAAAAACAATACCAATGAGCCTGTAATTACAATTAAGCAAGGCAAAAAAAATACATATTGTCATGCAGTTAAAATATTTGGTGATAGCGTTGTTAGATATGGTGGTAATGAAAAGCCAATCTTATCTTGCGGTGCAAGAGTTGTTATTGAAACAGAATCAGAAATAGAAATTATTGAATAAAGGAGATAAATATGAAAACAAAAAAGATTGACCATACACCTGAAGCTGTCGGAAAACTTACTGTAAATTATGAGCCATCATGCAGTATTTTAGAGCCTATAATTACAGGACAGAATCCCTATCAGACTAGGAATCAAGTATTGGAGAACTGTCATAAAGCCTTGAAAGGTGAAGATATTAGAATACCAACCAATAATTATATGGAAGTAGGTAATGTCTTGGAAAAACCTGTAGCTGAGTTGGCAGCTAAAAGGATTGGCTTGTTAGATGCAGAATTAGTTATTACTGAAGCAGTTAGGCACAAAAGAATTACCTTGAATGGCTCGATAGATGCTATTGGTGTGGCAGACAATCTATTTATCACTAAAGATGTAGAGAAAGGTTTTTATTGTCCTGAACTTGAAGATGGTGAAGGCATTAAGCTGAATGGTAAAGGTATTATGGAAATAAAAATTACCAATGCACCACTAAGCGAAAGCCTACCAACCTATCGTGGTGTTATACAGGTTAAAGGTCTTATGGCCATAACTGAATATTCTTGGGCGGTAGTATGTGTTTTAAATGGCTCTGATCTGAGAATGTATTTCTATCAGCGTAATGAACAATGGGAGAAAGATGTGCTTGAACCAAAGGTCATAGACTTTAACAACAGGATTGCTAATCTTGATTGGTATGATCCTTTTGATACCAAAGAAGCTGGATATATCACACCGCAAGACAATGGTGAATCGACAGAACTAACAAAGCAAGACCAAGTACAGATAGACAATATTGTGGCTTGGGAAGCGCAGATAAAGAATCTAAAAGACAATATTGAAGAAGCTAAGAAAAGCATAATGATGTCAATGAAAGAAGCCAAAGAAGGCTATTCTGAAAGCCATAAGGTGGTGTGGCAGACTGTTAATTATAAAGCACAACCTGAGAAGCTAGTACCAGCAAAAGAAGCCTATACTTCAAGAAGATTTAGTATCAAAGAATTACCAAAAAAAGATTAAATAATAGTTGTATATTTGGTTATTAAAACTATTATTTTTATAAAAACAAAATCTAATAAATATTAAATAATACTTGTAAATATTCTAACAATAGTTTTAAATACACAAATCGGCTTGTTGGTTAAACGATAAAAAACTTAAAGATAACCAAACTTCTTGAGAAGATTAAGAACGAAAAAGGTTCACACAAAAGTTTCTTTACAAGATTAACGCTTAAAAGAATAACGCAAACACATTCGATGACCTCTAAAGGTAAGTACGAAGACACTTACAAGTCGGATAACCACTTAGGATAGAAGAGTTAAGGAAGATGCTTAGTTGCTAGTGTAAGTAGCCGAAAAAATATAAGGTTCTTTTAAGGTTAGTCTTGTAAACAAATTAGTTTCTTTAAAAGATTAAAGTTCAAAAAAGTTTTAATTCTAATTATTAGAAATTGATAATTAATGTTAGAAATTATTACTAAGATACATTGTTGAGATTACGAGAGTTTTCTGACAAAGACTGAAAGTTGTTGAGTACCGCAGACAAATTCTAGGAGAAAACATTACTAGAGCTAGTCCTTGTGGAAATACCTAAAAATAAGGTTGGAGTATGTCCAGACATCACTTGGTAGCCAGACCGAAAGGTTTTGTTTGAGTCAAGTAAAAAGTAAGTCGTTATTAGCAAATTAGATAGCTGGTATTCAGGTCGCAAAATAAGAAGTGTTTTCTTCTTACTTGTTTATTAACTACAATAAACCGATTAGGGATAACTGCACTAGACGATTAAAGTATCAGAGGTAATAAGAGGAGTTGAGGATCATTGTTTTTGTCGCCAAATGTTTTATAACATGAGTAGCTGAAGTGCAAAACAACCCTTCCAAACATGATTATTAACTGTGTTTATATAGATTCTTGGTGAATAAGAGAGTAGTTTCATCTATATATATTTCAATAAAAGGCTCATGACCTGATTATTAAAACTCTAGGAATTTACAGGTAAGTCGCACTTACTATAAATTCCGCTGAACTTTAATCTTTTAAGGAAACTAATACTCCACTAAAAGAGTCAGATAGTAATATTTGGCTCTCTTTTTTTATGTAGAGCAATAAGATAATAGTTGTATATTTGGTTATTAAAAGTATTATTTTTATAAAAACTTAGTCTAAAAAATATACCTAAAATCTTCAAACAATAGTTGTAAATATCTGTGTATTTGCTAAAGTACACATATTGATTAAGGAGAAAAACATGACTAACCAAAAACACAAATTTACTTACGACAAAGAAAACAAAAATCTTGCATACTATCGTGGCTTTACAGTACACCTTTCAAAAAGGACAGTAAAACGTGGTTTTAGCTATGTAACAGAAACAGCTTACTATGTTAAAGAGAAGGGATTAAAGTTTCGTGATACTAGTAGAGAGTCTTTCAAAGCAAGATTAGATCACAGGCTCGAAACAAATTTTAACAATTGCAGACAGCATCTAAGCGACTAAGGAGAAAATTGTGTACGAGAAAATAGCAACATACAAAGATTGGACAATAACAAAAAAAACATATTCTAGAGGTGGAACTATGTTCTATGTTTTTGACCAAGACATGACTAACCACAGAACTCTTTTTAGAGATTTGAAAACCTTACAAGAAGCTAAAGATTATATTGATGAATGTATAATTAGCGAGTTAAAAACTAAAATTAAAGATTTAGAAGAAGGTATAAAGATTATTGACATTCTTCTCAAAGAAGGTTGGGAAAAGGGAAGTAAAAGACACAAAGGTTTGTTAATTAACCAAAAAAAGTTTCCTAAACTTCTTGCTGAAAAAAAAGCACAATTAGAATCTTTAAGTTAATCAATTCTCCCCTATAACGAGTCGGTAGTTTCTATCGGCTCGTTTCTTTACTTGTACCGCATAAGTAGAATCTAATAACTCTTCTCCAGCTAATTCAAAATCTCTTTCTTCCATAGCTTCAAGCATCTTGGTAAATTTTAGCAACCGATTAATGCCCAAGCAAAAACACATATCTGCCAAGACCAATCTTACGTTGTAAGGCATGGATTGCCAAAAAGGTATGTTTCTATCTAAATCAGCAAAAACACCATCCATGTCATTTGCTAATAACATTTCAGCTTCTTGGACAGTTATGCCATTGTCAGTTAGATTACGACCAACACCAATGGTAGTTTTATCGCTGGTACATTGATAAGGTTTGAGTTCCATGCCTTCATTCTTGATAAGCATTTCTTTTAAATCATCAATCAATTCTTTGGTTACACCTGTTTCCATTATGGCTTGTATGAATCTTTGATGTTTTCTTCTCGCATATTGTTTCTTGCAACACCTCTATATTTCTCAAAACTTCTCATGCCTGATAATCCTAATAAAGACAATGTTAAGGTCATAAGACCTTCAGTATCTATTTCAGGTGGCACAATATCAATAGTAAATGTCCACACTACCCAATTGAGTATTGGTGCTAAGAAATATGCCCATGCCAATCCCAATGCACATATCCACATGATTGCAGGTCTTGCACCAGCTACAAATATAGAGCCATGTTTTGCTTGTGCAAGATTTATTTCATTTTGTGATTTTTGCAGATCAATCATTTGCGATTTGATACTAGCTTCTAGTTCCATACGCTTGGTTTTATCAGGTATGGCCTTACCGATTAGATCGCTTATTGGTTTAAAAAATTTATCAATCATCTTCTTTGCCCTCTAATATATCTTTTAGTTTTTGTGCTTTTTCATAAGCAGAGTCTTGGTGTAAATCTTTATCGACTATTTTTTCTAATTTAAGACTTTCTATTTTGGTATTGCTGATATATCGCCATGTGTAGCCATCACGACCATAAACACCAAAGACAGTAGTACCCATGCCTATTTTAATTATCATGGCTTGTTCGCCATCTAATAAGACCTTATCACCTTCTTTGAATTGTGAGTTGAGTTTAAATTTAAGACCTTTAATAAAAGATACAGAATAATCTTTTAGAGCAAGACCGCCTAAGACACTTGCTATAAATATTGAGATTTCAGCATAATATTGCTCAAGGTTCATTCTACATAAAGAAGGCATTGATAACTAAAGATGTAAGAAGCGTGATAACAATACCAGCTACTTGCCATAATCTAGTATTTTGTAAATTAATATCAGATTCTATCGAATCTAATCTGCGAAAGTTCTCCTTCCATTTCTGTTCACAAACCTTTTCATGTCTGTCTAAAGAGTTAGCTACCTGTTCAACAGTTGGCTTTTTAGTCGATTGTCTTGGTTTCGCTGTCGCTTTCTTTCTCG